GTACTAGCTCGTATGGCTCGTCTACTTGACGAAGCTAACGTGCCTGAAGAAGGTCGTTATGTAGTAGCAGGTCCTGCGTTCTACGAGCAACTGTCTCAGTCTAGCTCTAAGCTACTTAACGTAGACTTCAATGCCGGTCAAGGTTCAATCCGTAACGGTCTTGTAACTTCTGGCAAGCTACGTGGTTTCAGCATGTATCGTTCTAACAACATGCCTGTAACCCCTACTACTGGTGCTACTGGCGCTATTGTAGCAGGTCACATGTCAGCATGTGCAACAGCACAGACTATCACAAGCACTGAGGTTATTCGTGACCCAGATAGCTTTGGTGACATCTGTCGTGGTTTGCATGTTTATGGTGCTAAGGTTTTACGACCTGAAGCTCTTGTAACAGCTTACTACTCAGTATAAGTAAAACTAGTGCGGGGGCTTTAATTAGCCCCCAATCTTTTACAAAGAATCCAATAACAGGATAAAGAATTATGGCTACAACGTATTTAGAATTAACAAACGAAATACTTCGAGAACTCAATGAAGTCCCTGTAACTTCACAACTCTTCAACGAAGCTCGTGGTATTCAAGTACACGTTAAAAATTCTATTAATCGTGCATACTTAGATATAGTAAACGCAGAACCTCAGTGGCCTTTCCTGTCAGTAGCCTCAAGCGGTGATGTAGACCCTATGTACGGCAACGTAGCAGTATCAACCACAGAAGGTCAGCGTTGGTACAACTTAAAGACTGATAGCACAGATATTAAAGATGATTACGGCTCAATAGACTGGGATAACTTTTATCTCACTACTGTAGGCGTAACAGGAGAAACAGCTCCTTATGTAGGCGCTAATCTTCGATTCACTACTACCGAAGACTGGAAAAATCACTTACGAGTTTCAGAGAATTTAGACGATGCGGATGGGCAAACATATGGTGAACCTAACCGCATTATTAGAAGCCCAGACTCACGAAAGTTTGGTCTTAGTCCAATACCAGACAAAGAATACAAAGTCTGGTTTTTTGCGTATAATCAACCAACACAGTTAGTAAACCCTGACGATACTTTAGTGTTTCCTGATACATACGCTTCAGTAATATCTGCACGAGCAAGATACTATGTATGGCAGTTTAAAGACAGCCCACAAGCAGCAGCATTTGCACTAGACGACTATAAAAAAGGTTTAGATAGAATGCGTTCAAATTTAATAGAACCAGTTCCTTCTTACTTCACAGACGATAGAGTGAGATTTATTTAATGCCTAGTACACAACCTTTTGGTGTTTCATGCAAAGGAGGTTTAAATACAAACCTCAATGAGTTTGAAATTCTTTCAAGCCCCGGCTCAGCTACAAAGCTTCGTAACTACGAAGTAGACCCTGACGGTGGCTATAGAAGAATTAATGGCTATATCAATTATGGGGATATTCGAGATGATACAACCCCAGTAGATGTGGAAATAAAAGGTTTACAGGTATATTCTGACGGTGTAATTATTACAGCAGGAAATAAACTTTATTTTTCATTTACTCAATTAGATGCAGAAGGCAAAGAAATTCCTGAGTTTGTGGAGTTACCTCACCACACAGAGGGACACACATTTACAGGAGCAGAGTATTTAGACCCTACACATGAACCCACACACAAAACAGACTTATCCTATACAAACCAAGGTCGAGCAAATTTTACAGTTTATAACGACAATGTAGAGAATGGACGAGTTATTATTTGTGATGGGGTTAATAAGCCTTTACGTATTACTATTACAGGCTATGGTGCTTTTTCTACTAGAAGCATAACTATAGACGAAATAACTGTAGATGGCGATATAGCTCCTGCAGTAGGCACAGTTCACCAAGGAGTCTTTGTAACAGGCGGTGGACCAGACGCAAAAAATACAGTATATTATTCTTCTTCTACTGATGTAACTTCATTTTCTACGGGAGTGGAGGTAATAACAGATGATGAAGTAGTTGGTATTAAAAGTTTTCGTGAAAATATTATTATATTTTGTAAAAATAGTATATTTAATTTGTCAGATATTCTTGCAACTAGTGCTACAGCTTTGTTACCTATCACTAAAAACGTAGGTTGTTTAAGTGCTCAAAGCATTCAAGAGATTGGCGGTGACTTACTTTTCTTAGCTCCTGATGGTATTCGTACTATTGCAGGTACAGCAAGAATCGGTGACGTTGAGCTAAGCTCCGTAAGCCGTCAGATACAAGCGCTTATTTCTGTACTAGCTTCTGAAATAGACCAATACAAAGTAAGCAGTTGTGTAATAAGAAATAAATCACAATATAGATTATTTTATTCAAAAGACGCAGAGACCACCTTAGATTCTAGAGGAATATTAGGAACTCTAACCCCTAACGGTTTTGAGTGGTCTGAAACAAGAGGCATTAAGGCGTATGCCCTTACTTCAGATTTTGATAATACAGGAATTGAAAAAAAATATCATGGCGATGATGCAGGCTATATTTTTCACCATGATAAAGGAAAGTATTTTCATCAATTAAATACTGACATTCCACCAGTTTTAACAGCTTCTAATATTGATGCAGTATACGAAACTCCAAATTATGATTTTGGTGATTTAGGAACTAATAAAACATTAGATTATGTAAGGTTATCGCTTACGCCAGAAGCTAAAGCAACAGTAAGCATGAAAGTTACTTTAAACTCCAATGACGTAGATACTCCTCAGCCTTTACAGTACGACTTCCCTACTACATCAAAGGGTGGTATTTTTGGCGTAGGAATTTTTGGAACAAGCTTATTCGGTCAAGGCGATACAAGTATTATGAAAGCTTTTTTACAGGGAAGCGGCTATACAGCAAGCTTCAAAATTTTAACAGAAAATCAAGAAAGTCCGTATACAATTAACGGATTCTATATTAATTACGCCCCTTCAACTAGGAGATAGTGAATGTCTACAGGATATCAAGTAATAGGACCATATGTTAACGGAGACGTAATCTCCGCAACACTCTTTAACAATGATTTTGGTGCAATCGCTGCTGCTATGCATCAAACTACAGGTCACGACCATGATGGCACAACAGGCGGTGGTGCTCCTATTGCTAAGATTGGAGATGCAGATTTTAATAACAAAATTGAAATTGATGGTACAAATAATAAAATTAAAATGTTTCTTGAAGTGGGCGGTAGTTCTACTGAAGTTTTAAATGTTTCTGAAAATGAGTTAAACTTAATATCTAGTTCTGCGCCACAAATAACTCTTATAAACACAGACGACATTGTAAATAGCGGCCAACTTTTAGGTGCTATAAACTTTTACAACTCAGACCCCGCTAATGCCGGACCTCATAATGTAGTTACGATAGAAGCAAGAGCACACCATCAACAAGGATATGGCGGTGATTTATTTTTTAAAACAAATGATGGCTCTAATGCGGAACCTCAGACAGTTATGCAAATTGGCAACCAAGGTTACGTTTTTATAGGAAATGATAATGTTAGTCTAGCTGATTCTAGTACGGATGCCGGGGTTACAATAGGCACTGTGTCTAGAATGTTACAAGTCAGTGCCGCCAATGGTGCTCCTGCAGCTTTTAACAGAAATAATGAGTATGGTGAAATTGTTAAGCTTTACACCCAAGGAAATGAACTAGGAGTGCTTGAAGCTCATTTTAATGACCTTGTTATTTCAAATAGGCGTAATGATGAGAGAGTGATATTAGAAGTTCGTGCGGCTGATGGAACAGCACATAGGATTGGCGTTGAACCCGATGATAATGTTGCAGCGTTTAAGCCGTTGAATGCAGATAGTGATGACTATTTTGATTTAGGCTCTTCTACAGAACGCTTTAAAAATTTATATTTATCTAATACAGGCTATTTTGAGACTAGTGTAGGCATAGGTTCTACTTCTACTCCTTCTTATGAGCTAGACGTTACTGGCTCTGCACAGCTTACTGGCGGTGATTTAATTCTACGTAGTGACTCGTCAGATGCAGATACACAATATATTAGGTTTGAGAATTATCCTACCGACAGTAGAACTGCTTACATTCGTGCAGATTATACCAGTCAGACATCAGGAGGCGGCACTGAGCTAGCCTTTGGTACTAATGACCACGATACTGCAACAGACACGGATAGCATGGTGATTGATAGAGAGGGTAACGTAGGCATAGGTGCTAGTCCTTATTACAAGTTCGATGTTGCAGGAGATTCAATTTCTGCAAGATTAAGAAGTCAAACGGGTAATACTAATTTATATCTTCACACCCTTGCATCTGATGGCAGCTGTAATCTATACTTTGGAGGTCCTGCACCTGATTCTACAAATAAATCCGGTGCCATCGAATATGACCCCAGTACACATAAAATGTCGTTTGATACGGATAGTACTGAGCGTATGTCTATAGATTCAACTGGCGATGTAACTATTAAAAATGACTTAATAGTTGAAGAAGATATTCGTCCCGAAAAAGATATTGCTGCTTCGGGAAATAATGTTTTCAGAATAAGAAATAAAAATGTTCCTACTAACCCTTCTACTATTGAAATGTATAGTTATTCTAGTGGATTAAACGATATTGTTATTCGCAGTGACCCTCTTCGCAGCGCAGGTGATACTGAAAAATTTAGAGTAACTGGCACTCGTATAAACATGAGCAACATAGATTATGCTTCAATAGAGAATGGTCTTTATGTACGTTCAATAACTGCAGCAGGTGGAACAGGAGATGTTAGCGGCAATGCGGCCAATTTTTCAGTTATTCATGCTGCTTCAGGAACCGACAAAGGATATTCGTTTCATGGTTCAGCTGATAGCACTACAAGAGGCTGTAGAGTAAAACTTGAACAGGACGCTGATACTACAACTGATGTAATAATAGGTTCAATAGACTTTGTAGGGCGACCTTCTGGCATCTCTGACACTGTATATTCTCAGATTACATCAACTGTAACTGATGCAGCCGGAACTGAAGCAGAATTAAAACTAGATTCTGATACTTTATACGTAACAGGTGACGTAGGTATAGGTACTGATAGTCCAGACGCTAAACTTCATGTGCAGGGCGGTGTTATACAAGCAGACGGTGGTCTTCTTATTTCCGAAACAGCTAGACTTGAAATTGGAGACAATGCTTTTGGAGGGAACAATACTTCCTTATCAACAAATTCTAGTGGTGTTGCAACCTTCCAAACTTACAATAACTTTACCATTGCTTCTACTAATAATTTAATACTAGCAGGTAATGGTAACATACCCTTAGTTAAAGGGAATAAACTTAACGCCTTTGGCGACTACGAAGTAAGTCTTCATTATGGGACAGCAGGCTACGAAAGATTAATAACAACTTCTGGTGGTATTAACGTCACAGGAGACATCACCCTATCAGGAACAGTAGACGGTGTAGACATTGCAACATTAGGAGCTAACGCTATTGTTGATGGAGACTTTACTAGCAACGGATTTATGAAGCGTACTGGTGCAGGTACTTATGCTATTGATAGCAATACTTACCTAACTACACACCAAGACATCTCAGGCAAAGCAGACTTATCAGGTGCTGACTTTACAGGCGATGTAACAGCAAAGTCTAAACTAATAGCAAAGAAATGCCCCGTTGCCAGTGACCTTTTGACAACTAGCCGTAGTACCCAAGACTTAGCCGCTTGGTCTGTCTACGCAGGTACTGCCTCTAACTATGCCTTGACCCCTGAAAAATATAGAGATGCTTTGGATGCTAACAAGGATAATCAGTTTGGTTCATCAGATTCTTACGCTCTTTTACTGTTTGTTACTGATAACTACACAAGTCAGGAGTTAAGCACTTATCAGAGTCTTCTCAATAATCAAAGCAACATCACCAGTACTTTTGTACAGGATGTTTTAGACGGGGATTATGATACTGATGGTGTAATTATAGACAAAAATGCTTCTTCTCTTGTTACTATAAACGGAGACACTGTAGTAAGCGGCACTGTAGAAGCAGAAGATGTCATAGTCTACGAAACTCAAGCCGAAGCAGTTAGTCCGCTTTTGACTGCTGATAGGACTCCTGAAGAACTTGCTGATTTATATGTAGCGGCTTTATTAAATGGTGGTTCATTCGACCCTTTAGCGGGAATACCTGACTATCAACTTCCTTTATTAAACTTTAATGGACAAACGTCTAGTGGGGATATGATAACGTCTATGGACGCTGCAGCCGTAGAAACATTTATTGATGACGCTTCTAATGGTTATACTTCTACTGAAATTTCTAACTTTGACACTTATATAGCTACTAGTCCTTATTCGTATCGCTCTATCATACTTAACGATATTAGAAGAGGCGATTACGATTACTTAATAGCCCCTGCTAAAGTAGGTATTAATACAGAAACTCCTGCATCAGCTTTAGATGTTATAGGCGATATTAGTGTAAGCGGTAATATTACTTCAGATTTAAGTTTGAACCTTACTCCGACAAAAGGCATTGAAATGCGAGCCGGAAATGCTGATGGTATTGAAATGCACTGGTGGGCACAGTCAGCCGATGCTTCTGCTTTATCTAGCGAACAAACCAAACGCTTACACATTACTAGTAGAGGTATCCATGTTGGTGATGACGTAACTGGCACATATACTGCAGGTGATTTACAAAACAACCGAGACATTGACTTTGGTTTCCTAGTAGGTCGTGAATCTGATAACTACGGAAGTAATAACGTAGGTATTGGTTTTGACTTAATGTTTGACACAAACAGTGCGTCTAACTTTGGCCAAGGCAGTGTTATTGACATGCACGGGGCTTCAACCAACTGTGTTGCCTTTGGTGGTAATTTAAGACTTGGAACGGAGCTTCTATATGATACAGGGCCTGAAAATTCATTTATAGGCGGTTTATATGCATCTACAGAAGGTAGTAATACCTTTACATGGGCAGAAGGAGTTTTAGCCGGTGGTACAATACATAGAGCAGAAAATGACGGCAAAGGTTCTGTACTCTTTGGCAAACAAGGTCAAATAGATGCAGACTCTACTTATAGTTTACTTGGTGGTCAAGTAGGTGCGGCACCTGAGTACATTGAACCTTCTTTAATAGATAGTAGCTATGCTTTTTCTTGGGGGTTAGGTAACGTAGTTGACGACTCTAACGCCTCTGTTGTTTGTGGTCAATACCACAGTGTAGACGGAGCTGCCAATTCTTTGGTTGCGGGTGAATACCACGAAGTTTTAGGTTCTAACGCTTTTGTTGCGGGAACTAATAACGAAACAACTGCTGTAGATGCCGCTACTGCTATAGGTAAAAATAACAAAGTAGAAGGTAATTACTCGGTAGCTATAGGTAAGGATAACAATTCGTTAGGTGAAGCAGGTGTGTGTTTAGGTCAAGGTCTTAAAACTCCACTATTTGAAAACAATGGAAACTATGAGTGGAATAACTACTCAACTGTAGTAGGCGGTTATAACGACCCAACAGAAAAATACTATACGGCATCTGACAACTCAACATGGGTAGAAGACCATAGATTTGTAGTCGGTACAGGCACAAGCGCATTTACAACGGATAATGGATTTATTGTTGCAGTACCTACAAGTGATTTTTCAGGGGTCATTATGCCCGCACTAGCAGCAAGTACCTCACACGCAAACGACACAGCAGCTAAAGCAGCAGGAGTTCCCGTAGGCGGCTTATATCATACAAATGGCGTAGTAAAAGTCGTACTATAAATTAACAGGAGATTAAAACAAATGGCAATTACAAAAACAACTAAAGTTAAAAGCGTAGACGTATCAATAGTAGACGCTAACGATTATTCAAAAAGTGTATTATGTTTAGAGCTTATAGACACTTACGATGACCCAGAAGACAGTCAGTTACCTTTGACTAAAAGTCGTAGAGAAAATCTAGCAAACGGTACAGACCTTACTGCATATCCTCAGCTTGTTCAGGACATTGCAGCAACTGTTTGGAACTAATAAAAAATAAAAGGGGACTAGTATGATGACTGAGGAAACCAAACAAGCTGTAGACGTATTTGCAGCATCAACAGGAGTTATGTCTTTGGCGGCTTGGTTGCCTCCGATAGCTAGTCTGTTTACTATTATATGGCTAGGCATTCGTATTTATGAATCAGAAACAATTCAAAAAATTGTGAATAGGAATACTAAATAATGGAAGATAAAAAAACCCCAAGAGCTAAACTGCACGAAGGCGGGCATGCTAAAAGAAGAAGCAGACGTGGTGGCTATTGGCATCCTCATGCTCCCCATCCTGAATTTTCTGCTAATCAGAAGAAGTTTACAAAAGCCGCAAAAGAATCTGATGCAGCCTTTGCTAAACGTACCGGTCTTCCTGCACGTAAAAAAGGTGAAAAAATTGAAAGCTATGCTGCACGATTAGGCGTTACTCCTCACTCAAGACCTAAAGGTCGGGGTGCTTACAAAGTAGACTATGACGGACAAGTCTATAAAAAAATCGCTCGACAATATGGCGCTGTTGCAGACGGTAAACCTTTGTCTGATTTTATGCCTAAACCTCATAAAAGTAAATGGGGAATTAGTAAAAAATCAAGGGAAAAAAATGCAAGACAAGTAGCCTCGTTAACAAAAGCATTTAATTCTGCAAACACAGGAGCTGAAAAGAACACAGCAGCCGCAGCCGCAGCTAAAAAGCAAGAAGCAGCAAGAGTTGCAGCAGCTAAAAAAGTTGCAGCAGTAAAAGCAGCAGCTCAAAAAGCAGCAGCAGCTAAACAGAAAAAAGAATTTGAAGCAGCTCGAAAAGCAGAGGCAGCAGCTTTTGCAGCATCTAAAAAGCAAGCCGCAAAAACTAACCCCGTGGCCGGACTACCAGTACAGCCTGCCGGTGCACCCTCTGGAGGAACAATGGCAAAGAAAACAACAGACACATCTGGAGGGACTTCTGGTGGTGTTACTAAAGCAGCATCCTTATCAGGCTCAGTAGCTGTAACAGGCGGTAGCCGTGCAAAAGATGCCCCTATAATAAGAACTACAGCGCCTAAAGTTGTAGCTCCTAGAGTATCTGCTGCATTATTAGATACTGAAGGAACTTACACCGAAGAAAAAGATATAGAAAAACTAGATGCAGCTAAAGACGTAACAGCTAAAAAAGTAGAAGCTCCTGAAATGGAAGCCCTGCAAGAACAAGCAGACGTTCAAGAAGTAACTACTCCCGAAGAAATTGAAGCAGGAACAATAGACGCTGAAACTATATCTCAAGAACAAGATGTTGAAGCTGCTACGGGTACTGTATCGGACGAAGCTGTTGCTCAGGCTGATGAGGCTACACTAACTGAAAAAGCTGAGACTGTGGAGCGAGACACAGAAGCAGAACAAGCGGCTATGGCAGAAACCGCTGAATTTGATAAAAGCGCAGAAGCTGAAGTGGGAGAAGTTACAGGTAAAGTAGCCGAAGTAGAAGAAACAGAAGAAGCTGAAACTTTTAGACGAGAAGCTATTCTAGGTTCTCCTGCACCTGAAGGCGAAGCCGCTGAAATTATGAGCATGTATGACTACAACCAGTCACAGCAACGTGCAATACAGGGCGTTAAAGCAAAAGATAAAGCAATTAAAAAGCTTAAAGCACAAGGGTTAAAAGACGATGAAATCGGTAAACAGCTTGCAGATAATCCAGAGCTTATTGCAGACCAAATGGAAGATATGCCAGAAGATGTACGAACTACACTATCTGGATTGCCCCAAGAAGCTCTTATAGATGTTCAAATGGAATCTTTACTTTCAGGCTTAGAAGACGGCAATGTCCCTAATTGGGCTAAACCTGCTTTAACTTTAGTCGAAGGTAAACTCGCTGCTCGTGGTATGTCACGCTCTAGCGTAGGTAGAGATGCTTTATTTAATGCTATTATTCAAAGTGCTATACCGCTTGCACAAAGTAATGCTCAAGCCATTCAGTCTGCTACAGCTCAAGATAAGCAGATTGCTTCAGATTTCTTAGCTAAAAATGCTGAACTTAAACAGCAAATGGATTTAGCTAATATGAGCAACGACCAACAGATGCGATTAGCAAATCTGTCGGCTTTAAATGCTGCAAGCTCAGATAACTTAAATGCTCAGCAGCAAACAGAACTTGCTAACCTTAATTCTAGACTGCAGACAAACTTAACATCAGCACAGATTGCATCTCAAATGAATGTTGCTCAGTTAAATGTTGACCAACAACGTGCTGTTGAAAATGCACAGATGGTTGCAAACATTGACATGGCTAAGTTTAACGCAGAGCAACAAGTAGAAATAGCAAACAGTCGCTTCATGCAATCAATGGTACAAACCCAGTTTAGTGCTGAACAACAAACTATGTTACAAAACGCCACAGCAATGGCTTCAATGGACTTAGCAAACGCTGACCAAAGAACTAAACTAGCCGTTACAAACGCCCAAGCGTTTCTACAAATGGATATGACTAACTTAAATAATGAACAACAAGCAAGCGTCATGCGAGCGCAGTTGAATCAGCAAAGACTTTTAGAAAATCAGTCTGCAGTAAATGCAGCTAAGCAATTCAATGCTCAGTCAGAAACTCAAACTCAACAGTTTATGGCTAGTTTAAATTCTCAAATAGAACAGTTTAATTCTAGTTCTCAAGCAGCTAGAGAGCAGTTTAACGCTACAGAAAAAAATAAACGTGTAGCTTTAGACGCAGGAAACAGGCTACAAGCAGAGCAGTTAAATGCACAATTAATGGCAGACGTAGAAAAGTTTAATTCTCAACAAGATTTTCAACGTGACCAGTGGAATGCTGCAAATGCACAAGCTATACAGCAGTCTAATGTAGCGTGGCGTAGACAATCTAATACTGCAAATACTGCAGCGATAAATGCAGCCAATGCTCAAAATGTTCAAATTGCATACAATATTAGCGCACAAGAGCAGACTCAACTCTGGCAGCAAGTACGTGACGAAGCTGCTTACATTCGTCAAGCTTACGAAAACGATGAGCAAAGAAAATCTCAACTAGTTGCTACAGCAATTTCAAATGAAACCATTGCCAAGAAAAGCACTAGTGAACTAACTTCATTTATTAAATCACTTAGAAACTCAGTATAGGTAATTAACATGATTTTTAAAGCTATTAAAAAAGGTATTAAAAAGCTCGCCAGAGGCGTTAAAAAAGTTGTAAAGAAAATTGGCAGCGGTATCAAGTCCGCATTCCAAAAGGTCGGCAAGTTTATGGGTAAGATTGGAATTGTTGGTCAGATTGCAATGTCCTTTATACTTCCGGGAATAGGCGGGGCACTGATGAAGGGCTTGGGTTCAGCATTTAGTGGTGCTGTAGGTACAATGCTAGGAAGCAGTAGCGCTATTATTCGTGGTGCAGGTCACGTATTAAAAGCAGCAGGAAACTTTGCAAAAGCAGGACACAGTGCATTTAAAACTGTTACAGGTGCTGTAGGTAGCTTTGTAAAAGAGTTTGCCGGTACAGCCCTTAAACAAATTCCGGGAATGGAAAAGTTAATGCCAAGTCTTGAAAACTCTTCAGATTCTTTTTTCGGTAAGGACAGTGCATTTAGTCGAGTTCAAGATAACATTGCACAAAACGGTAGTAAGGTTGTCGAGGCTTTTGACAAAGCTATTGGTAAGGATGTTGCTGTAACTGGAACAGGTCCTACAACCGCTAAAGTTGTTAATGTTGCAGACAAAACGGTAGGTACTGAATCTTTAGTTGATACTTTAAGTACAGACAGTAAACTCCCTGTTTCTAGTGAAGTAACTACTTCTCTTCTTGAGCCACAAGCAGGTGGCATAAATCAGGAAGCGTTGCAAGCATCTTTACAAGGTTCAGATGGCAGCATGGTAGCAGATATGATGTCAGGTAACGTGGTAGACCCTAGTGCGTCTATTGATATGACGAAAAGGTTGCAAGCATCTTTTCAAGGTTCAGACGGCAGCATGGTAAAAAATATGATGTCAAAAAAAGCGTCAGAACCAAGCTTCTTATCTAAACTAGGCACAAGCACTATGGATGCTGTGAAATCTATTCCAGATAAAATCATCGAAGCTCCCGGAAAGTTTGTAGAAGGTCTCGATAAAACTGTACAGAAAGGCTTACAAAATAAAGTTTTAGTCGAATCAGGATTGAAAGAAGAACCCGTATATAATACAGTATACGAAGGAAGTACGGTAGTTCCTGACATGTCTTCGACTCCGTTTATGGCTCAGTATGGTTCACCAGAGATAAACGACAGAGCATATCAAATGTCTATAGACCCTTCAGGATTTGCTATGTCTAATCCTTGGGGAAGTCCCGCAAATAGTTACCAACAAGAATTAGGAGCACGTTATGGATGAACAAACTTATATGAC